TCGATCTGCCGCAACAACGTTACAATCTGCTCCGCCTTGTACCTCTTCGTTGACATGACCGGTCTTCCTCCAGGTGAATTCTCTCTCATTTCACCTGGTACAAAAATCCCCGGTCAGGTCAGTACCGCTTCGCGTTCTTGACAGTATGCGTTGGCGTGAAACGGGCGCCCTTGCTGTCAAACAGTCTGCCGCCGAGCAAGCTTGGCGTCGAATGAGACCTTCCCACGCGGTGAGGCTGATTGTTTGCATGTAGGCGGGCTGCGACTTTGTTCCAGAGATCTCGCGGAACGATGGGTCGGTGCTGACCTAGATAGGACTGCCCCCGGTGGACGATTTCCCCGACGTAGATATGGTTGTTCAGCAGATGATAGAGGGCGCCCCGAGAATAGGCTGCGCCCCCGCACGTGCGACCAGCCCTGCTCGTGCGAACCTTGCTGCGGATCTGTGTGCGATCCAGGAAGTCTTTGAGTTTCTTTACACATCCCAGCCGCAGGTATTGACGGAAGATCGTGCGCACCGTGTTTGCTTCGGCCCGGTTGAGAATGAGTCGTCGCTCAACACAGTCATACCCTAAAGGGGCAACGCCTCCCATCCACATGCCCTTCTTTTTCGAAGCTGCCACTTTGTCTCGAATTCTCTCACCCGTGATTTCGCGCTCGAATTGAGCGAACGACAGCAGCACGTTCAACGTGAGTCGGCCCATTGAAGTTGTAGTGTTGAACTGCTGGGTGACGGAGACAAAGCTGACCGTGTGGGAGTCGAAGATCTCGATCATCTTGGCGAAGTCGGCGAGAGAGCGGGTGAGGCGATCGACTTTGTAAACGACAACCGTATCGACCTTGTCCGCCTGGATGTCGCTCAAAAGCTGTTTCAGAGCGGGCCGCTCCATGGTGCCGCCAGAGAAGCCTCCATCGTCGTAGCGGTTGTTGAGTGCGACCCAGCCCTCGTGCTTTTGGCTAAGAATGAAGGCGCGGCACGCTTCCTGCTGGGCCTCGATCGAGTTGAAGGATTGCTCAAGCCCTTCCTCCGACGACTTGCGAGCGTAGATGGCACACCGAACGTGTTGCCTAGTCATGACGGTCACCTGCAACAGAGTTGGCGTTCTTGAGACGGAAGAAAGCGGGGCCGGACCAGCGGACACCCGTGACCTTCCGAGCTATCTCCGAAAGGCTCCGGTAGCCGACGCCACGATATTCGTAGCCGGACTCGGTTACAAAGACCTCGTGCATCTGCCCGCGCCATTGACGGAAGAGGCGGGTTCCAGACTTGATGCGGGGCCGAATGAGCCGCTTGCTTGATGGGTTTCTTTCGAGGGCTCGGGCCATGCGGCGGAGTACCGCGCGGGTGGTGGGCTTAAGACCTCCGAAGGCGTTCTCCTGGATCTTATACGCGAGGAAGGGAACCAAGATCTCCCGGCGGATTGCTGGTGGGGCCACTTTTCCGTATAGCTTGCGCCAGAGATCGAACAGCTCACGCCGCGAGAACGTGCGTAAGCGTCTGATCTGATTGGAGATGTTCGTACCCACCCTAAGCATTCCCCGCACATTGCCGCTCTCTTTGCCCGGACAGTCAAGCACAAGTGTGCAGCAGTTCAGGGCCGGGGAATGAAGCAGAGGTGATCAGAACCGCGTGCAGAACCTGGAGGTGCCTGGAACGCGTCATCGTGGAAAGAATTTTTGTTCGCGAGCACACTTTTTTGGGGCAGGCTGAAAAACGTAAAAGGAGGAGATCTAAAAATGACTTCACGAACACTCGCTGTCGAATATGTCCCCGTAGCATCTCTTCGGCTTGATTCTGAAAATCCCAGACTTCATAGCCAGAGGCAACTCCGCCAACTCGCCAACAGCATCAGGAGTTTTGGTTTTAATGTTCCGGTCCTCGTCGATGCTCAACTTCACGTCATCGCCGGCCACGGCCGCGTGCTTGCCTCGAAACTCCTTGGCATAACGCAAATCCCGACGATTCGCTTGGAGCACATGTCGGAGCAGCAAGTTAGAGCATTTACGATTGCTGATAATCGGCTGGCGGAGAACGCTCAATGGGACAACCGGCTTTTAGGCCAGCAGCTGAAGATTCTTTCGGACGCTGAGATCGACTTCAGCTTGGAGGCCACGGGCTTCGAGATGGCCGAGATTGACTTGATGATCGAAGGGCTCGCAGCCGCCGGCCACGCCAAGAACGACCCCGCTGACGCGATCCCTGATTCTAGAACAAAACCTGAGGTTGCCCGAGCCGGCGACCACTGGGTTCTTGACCGCCATCGAGTCTATTGCGGCGATGCCAGACATCACGCCGCCTATGCTGCACTAATGGAGGGTGAACGTGCGGAGATGGTTTTTGTAGATCCGCCATACAACGACCCCATCGACGGCTATGTGACAGGATTTGGGAAGGTCCATCATCCGGAATTTGCTATGGCTTCTGGTGAGATGAGCGGGTCTGAGTTTACCGATTTCCTGAGCAGCGTCTTCGCGCAGCTAGCTCACAACAGCGCGGATGGAGCATTGCACTTCATTTGCATGGACTGGCGCCACTCGGGAGAACTGATTTCAGCTGCTCGTTCGGTTTATACAGAATTTAAGAACCTCTGCATCTGGGTGAAGGATATGGCTGGGCAGGGCTCGCTCTACCGAAGCCAACATGAGTTGGTGTTCGTTTTCAAAAGCGGAAAAAGGCCACATCGAAACAACATTCAGTTGGGCCAGTTTGGCCGGTACCGCACGAACGTCTGGCAATACCGGCGCGTGAATTCTTTAGCCCGCACCGCAGACGAAAGTAACCTGTCGGGCCTGCACCCCACGATCAAACCGGTCGAGCTGGTCGCCGACGCCATCCTGGATTGCACGGCCCGTGGAGACGTCGTGCTCGATGCGTTTTTGGGCAGCGGGACGACGGTGATCTCCGCCGAGCGCACTGGCCGCGCCTGCTACGGTATCGAGCTCGACCCGCGCTATGTCGACACGATCGTGCGCCGATGGCAAGCCTACACGGGGCAGAGTGCCGTGCTGGAATCATCCGGTCAAACCTTCAACGAAATCGAAGAGGAGAACCATGGACGAGCAGAGTAAACCCGAGACGCCGAAGACCATAACGGTGGGCTACGGCAATCCGCCTATAGACACGCGTTTCAAGAAGGGGCGGTCCGGGAATCCGCAAGGGCGCCCGAAGGGCACTCTCAACATGGCCACGGTGCTCGGGAGAGAGTTGCGTGAGAGGGTGGTCGTCAACGAGAACGGCAAGCGCAAGACCATTACCAAGCTTGAAGCCGCGGTCAAGCAGCTTACGAATAAAGCGGCATTCGGCGAACTAAAGGCCCTGCAATTGTTGACTGCGTTGGTGCGCTACGCAGAAGAGCGCGCCATCCAAACGGCCGCCCCAAATTCTGCCCTCGATGAGGTCGACGAAAAAGTTGTCCAAGGGATTCTGAAACGCTTAGAAGCCACCACCAAAGGAGACGAATAAGATGAACATGACAGCGAGTGATTACCATGCGCTACTTCGTCGAGACCCGCATGCCTTCACACAGCGCTGCTTTTACGAGCTGAACGCGACAACAGAGTTCCTGCCGAACTGGCACATCGAGGTGGTCGTCTCGGCGCTGGAAGCGTGCCGGCGTGGAGAGATCACCCGCCTGATCGTCAATCAGCCACCCCGCTCTCTGAAGTCGCACTGCGCTTCGGTCGCCTTTGTCGCGTTCCTCCTGGGACATGACCCCGCTGCTCAAATCATCTGCGCGAGCTACGGCCAGGAGCTCGCCAACAAACACGCGATGGATTGTCGCACGATCATGGCCAGCGCCTGGTATCAAGCTCTCTTCTCCAATACCCGGCTGTCTTCCGAACGGCAGGCGGTGCAGGAGTTCATGACTACCCGGCAAGGATTTCGTTTGTCGACGTCCATCGGTGGTGTCCTAACTGGCCGGGGCGCGGACTTCATCATCATCGATGACCCGTTGAAGCCCGAAGAGGCCCTCTCCGACACCCAGCGGAAAGCCGTCAACGACTGGTTCGATCACACCCTGTACACCCGCCTGAACAATAAACGAACGGGACGCATCATTCTCATCATGCAGCGATTGCATGAAGACGATCTGGTTGGTCATGTTCTCGGCGTGGAGCCTTGGAACGTGATCAGGTTCCCTGCGATTGCCGAAGAAAACGAGACCCATTTGATACAAACACCTTATGGCACGCGGCGTTTCGAGCGTCGTGTCGGCGAAGCTCTCCATCCGCAGCGAGAACCTCTGGAAGTGCTGAATCATCTTCGCGAGGCCCAAGGGGAATACAATTTCGCTGGCCAATACCAGCAAGCTCCCTCGCCTATGGGCGGTGGCTTGATTAAGATTCCCTGGTTTAAGACATACACGCCAGAGCAGTTGCCGAAGGAGTTTGACCTGATATTGCAAAGCTGGGACACGGCCAACAAAAGTTCCGAGCTAAATGACTATTCTGCTTGCACCACCTGGGGTGCTCTGAAAGACCAACTGTATCTACTGCACGTTCTGCGTAAGCGGCTGGACTACCCAGATCTTCGACGAGCAGTGAAACAACAGGCCGAAACACATAGGGCCAAAACAATCTTGATCGAAGATAAGGCTTCAGGAACCCAGCTCATTCAGGATCTTCAGGCCGACGGAATCCACGGCACGACTCGCTATGAACCGAAGATGGAGAAGGTCATGCGCATGCACTCGGTGACCAGCACCATTGAGAATGGGTTTGTGCACATCCCCGATCGAGCCGAATGGTTGGCTCAGTACCTGCACGAAATGGCGGTATTTCCGAACGGCAAATACGATGATCAGGTCGATTCAACCTCGCAGGCCTTGGACTGGTTCAAAGCGGGATTTCCGTGCGCCGGCATCTTCCAGTACTACAAAGAAGAAGCCGAAAGGCTGCGCAATCCCAGTGCAGCGAAAGGAACCACACACCTGCCTTGGTGGACCCCAGCATTTGGTTCAATTAGGTATCGATAGATTTCTAGAAATTGCAGATACCAACTGCGACCAAAATGTCTCAAGCTAGTTTAAAGGACAAGACCGCGACGAATGAGAAGACTGCCGGGGGCATGCCCGAGATCACTTGGGCACAGGCGGAGCTAACTTCGCGTCCTTCAGAATAGCGCTGCAAGCGTCCTTCACTGAGCCGCCCAGACTCAGAGTCGAGCCGCTAAAGATTGAATCCCCTTCGCGGTTGTATACAACCACCTTGTTCTTGTGCCTAAGTGCGCCCTTTCCGCCTTCGTGGTCTAGCAAAACAACATAACTAGCCTTGTCTCTGTTATTGTTGACCGTTAATTCAGGGCAACGCTCCCCAAACGTCTTAACGATCTCTGCTGTTTGCGGACGTGCTCCTCCCGCGGTGGCTCCGCCACCTGAACCCCCGGCGGCACCCCAACCACCACTAACTTCCCAGGACTGACTATCTGTGATGTAGATGCGGATCTTCTTGTCCGTAGAAGATTGATTTGGCGCCGAATCTTTCTCCTGCGGTTGTTGGGCAAGAATCCGTGGAGAGAAACTCAAACATAGAACCAAAGCCCCCATCGCCGGTAAAACTGTCATCTTTGGTGACCTCCGAGGCGTAGGTGACCGGACCGAGTTTTTGTACCACGGCGAATGAGAGAGTTTATATCACAGCCATGGGCTGCGAACTTGGACTTGGTGGTCCCAGGGGGCTGCAGGCCGCCGGCGCCGGCGGCCTGTAGCCC